GGATGTGCAGTGGAGTTGGAATCCGGTTGGGGGGCCCCCTACTAATGGCTTCAACCCGCCCAACAGGCTTGTTTCGACGGGACAGGTAGGGTCAGTGACGGTGGTGACGACATGAGCTTTACCTACGCACAACTGAAGCAGGCCATTCAGGACTACACGCAGAACACGGAGACGACCTTCGTGAACAACCTGCCGCTGTTCATTCGGCTGGCGGAAGAGCGGATCCTGAAGAATGTCCAGTTGAACCTGTTCCGCAAGAACGCGACGGCGAACGCGACGGCGTCGAACAAGTATCTGGCATGCCCGCCGGACTTTCTTGCGCCGTTCTCCCTGTCCTACGAGGTCAACGGCTCAAAGACCTTCATCGAGTTCAAGGACGTCTCGTTCCTGCAGACGTACACGCCGGATGACACGACCACTGGAACGCCCCGGTACTATGGGCAGTTTGACGTAGACAACTTCATCTTGGCTCCGACGCCCGCGTCAAACTACGTAATGGAGTTGCATTACTTCTACCGGCCTGCGAGTTTGACGGCGGGTGCCGAGAGCGGCACGACGTGGTTGAGTATCAACGCTGAGTTGACGATGCTCTATGGCGCTTTGGTTGAGGCATACATCTTCATGAAGGGCGAGCAGGACGTCATGGCGATGTACAACCAGAAGTTTCAAGAATCGCTGGTCGGCATCAAGATGCTGGGCGAGGCGAAAGAGACGACGGAAGAGTATCGGGTAGGCAAGGTTGTGAGGACAAAACAATGACGGTAATCCGTATGCCGAATGGATCAGAGTGGGCACCCGCAACGAGCGTGGACTTGGTTCACTGCGCTAGCTGCGGCAACGCTGTGGACACGCCAGAAGAAGAGGCAACGTATCCTGATGGTAACTGCCCTGACTGCGGCAACTCTTGGACTGGGTCGGAGAACAAAGGGGTTCGGATTACTGTGACGGCTCCAAAACAAATCAGCGGGGCCACGCTGTGATTGCAGCTCTTAATCTCGATCTTCCCGATGACTTCAATGTTATGGTGCGTACCACGCATAAGCGCGGTTTTACGCCGGAGGAACTTGCGCAGCAGTGCGCAGAGAAGATCGTCGGCATCTCTGATACTGCACCTCAAGAGATCAGGGATCAGGCATATGCTTTCAGAAAGCGGGTAGAGCATGTGGTTCTTCTCTACCTGAAGCAAGCGGTTCACAGTGACCGGACAACTGTGTATAATGCGATCACCGATGCAGGCCAGCCGGGGCTTGCGGAACTCGTAAGGAGACTCTGACATGGCGTTCGACGCGGCAGAAAGGTGGGTACAGGCGGGCGAAAAGTACTGCCCCCGTTGCTACACCACTAAGCCGCTTTCCGAGTTTACAATTCGGAAAACAGGAAGCCGTGCGGGGCACCCCGTTAGCTACTGCCGCTCCTGCAAGGTCTACAGGCAAAAGCTGAACTACGTTAACGGCGTATACGAGCGTGTTCAACGCCCCTACATGCTGCGCAAGAAGTATGGTATAACGCCTCAAGACTACGACTCCATACTTCAGCAACAGGGTGGGGTCTGTGCGATATGCGGGAGTGATAGTGGCGCATCAGCAAAGGGGACTAAGACCTTTTCGGTTGACCACTGTCATGAGACTGAAAGGGTTCGCGGCCTCCTTTGCAACGGTTGTAACCGGGCAATCGGCCTTCTGAAGGACAATGTGGCAGTCCTAAAAAGTGCCATCAAGTACTTGGAAAAAGGAGGCTAAATTGGCTTTCACCGGAAACTTCATGTGCACGTCCTTCAAGAAGGAGCTTCTTCAGGGCGTTCACAACTTCACTGCCTCGACTGGCAACAGCTTCAAGTTGGCGCTGTACACGAACTCTGCTTCGTTTACGGCGGCGACCACCGCGTACACCTCGTCCAACGAGGTTAGTGCTTCTGGTTCGTATGTTGCTGGTGGCGGCGCACTGACGAACGTCACGCCCACGACGAGTGGCACCACGGCGCTCACGGACTTCAGCGATCTGACGTTTACGTCGGCGACGATCACTGCTCGTGGCGCGCTGATCTACAACGACACCGCCACTGGCGACCCTTCGGTCGTTGTTCTGGACTTTGGTTCGGACAAGACCTCGACCTCGGGCGACTTTCAGATCGTGTTCCCGACTGCGGATGCGAGCAACGCGATCATTCGGATCGCCTAACATAGGCGGAGTCCCCCATGACTTTGATCTCGGGTTGGGGGCGAGGCTCTTGGTCCGAAGGGGCTTGGGGGACTCCGATCCCGGTCACACTGACCGGGCTTTCAGCTACTGGTTCAGTAGGTAGTGTAACAGTATCTGCGGATGCTGTCGTACCTGAAACCGGCCTTTCCGCTACGGGAGGGGTTGGTTCTGTCACTGTTTCGGGTGACGCCTCGGTATCTTTAACGGGCGTTGCTGCCACGGGCGAAGTTGGCTCTGTCACTGTTTCGGCGGATGCAAACGTTCCTGTGACTGGTCTTTCCGCCACAGGCGAAGTTGGTTCCGTCGCTGTTTCGGCAGGCGCGTCTGCCACTGTGACTGGTCTTTCCGCCACGGGAAATGTTGGCTCTGTCACTGTTTCAGGTGATGCCTCGGTATCTTTAACGGGCGTTGCTGCCACGGGCGAAGTTGGCTCTGTCACTGTTTCGGCGGATGCAAACGTTCCTGTGACTGGTCTTTCCGCCACGGGAAATGTTGGCTCGGTTGTTGTCAACACAGGAGCGGGTGTTGACGTCAACGTAACTGGAGTATCCGCAACCGGCTCCGTCGGTTCCGTGTCTGTTACGGGGACTGCTGTTGTCGCGCTTACAGGGGTTCAAGGAACCTCGGCGGTTGGTTCTTTAACGGTTGTCGCGGATGCCAACGTCCCGACTACCGGTCTATCTGCCACAGCTTCCGTCGGTTCTGTCACGGCATCTGCGTCTGCTGACGTTTCCGTAACTGGCCTCTCCTCAACGGGCGGCGTCGGCTCCGTGTCTGTTACGGGAACTGCCACTGTTTCTCTTGTTGGCGTGGAGGGCGTAACTGCCGTTGGCAGTGTGACAGTCATCGAGGGGACAGGGGTATCGGTCCCCGTAACTGGTGTCTCTGCGACGGGAGAAGTGGGTTCTGTGTCCGTCACGGGAGCGGCTGTTGTCCCGTTGATTGGCGTGGCGGGGACGGGGATCGTTGGCACTGTTCTAGTGTGGGGCAGGATTGTCCCAGCGCCCGGAACAAGTTATACTGAGATAACTCCGGCCCCCGGCTCAACATGGGCAGAAATCGCGGCATAGGAAAACGACATGGCGAGCACCTTCAGCAACACCGGCCTTGAGCTTATCGCTACCGGCGAGCAGTCTGGAACGTGGGGCAGCACGACCAACACGAACTTGCAGATCATCGACCGCCTGACGAACGGGGTTGGCGCGATCTCCCTGACCGGGACGACGCACACTCTCACGACGACGAACAGCGGATCTGCAACGCTGTCTGATGGGCAGTATGCGGTGCTGGTGTTTGGTGGAACTCCGAGCGGCACAAACACAGTGACGATCTCGCCGAACTCGATCCAGCACGTTTACATCGTCAAGAACAACTCTGGGCAGAGCGTGGTTCTGACGCAGGGCTCGGGTGGCAACGTCACGGTGGCCAACGGCAAGAGCGCGATTGTTTACGCGGACGGCGCGGGCGCGGGCGCGGCTGTGGTGGATGTCACCAACACCTTCAACTTCCAGCCGCTTACTGCAACGCTGACGGCCATTGGCGCGCTTGCCGTTACGGACGGAAACATCATTGTCGGCGACGGTTCGACATGGGTCGCGGAAAGCGGCGCGACGGCGCGTACGTCGTTGGGACTCGCTATCGGCACGAACGTGCAAGCCTATGATGCGGGGCTCCAGTCCATCGCGGGACTTACGACTGTCGCAGACCGCATGATCTATACCACGGCGTCGGACACCTATGCTGTAACGACGCTGACTGCGGCAGGCCGGGCCATCCTTGATGATGCCGATGCTGCGGCTCAACGCACGACGCTGGGTCTTGTGATCGGCACGAACGTCCAAGCCTACGATGCCGACCTCGCAGCAATCGCAGGCCTTGCTGTCACTGACGGGAACTTCATCGTCGGCAACGGCTCGACATGGGTTGCGGAG